ATACCAAAGAAAAGTTTGACTTCGAACTACATAAGGTGGTTTTATGAAAAAAGAAGATATAGTACAATTTAAACTTTGTAATGGGCAAGATGTTATTGCCTGCGTTATTGAACAATCTGAAGACAGTTTTATTGTTAACTTCGCTTTAGATATGGTTCCTATTGAGAATATAGAAGATGAATATGATGATAATGGTAAGTCATATTATATACTTCGTCCTTATATTCAATATACTGAAGATTTGGAAAGGACTGTTTCGATCAACCCTTTCTCTGTTATCTCAATTCATACCCCCTCTGACACAGTCGTCGAGCAGTACTCAAACTCTGTAGTCTCCATACAAGAGCACTTAGGAAAGGGCGGATCTGAGGTTGAGTGTAAGACCAGCAATGTTTTGTCATTTCCTTCCAAGAAAGGACTTCTTACAGAAGATTGACTTTTCAATCTACTTGTTGTATAATAGTTCTTTACTTATTTAATTGGAGTTGTTATGAAACCTAATGAACGCCCGCATTATGTTAATAATGCTGATTTCTCGCAAGCAGTGGTTGACTATGTAAAATCTGTACGGGAAGCAGAAACGAAAAGCAACCCTGAACCAGTTATGCCGAACTATGTTGCAGAGTGTTTCCTTAAGATCGCAGAGGGTCTTTCTCACAAGTCTAACTTTGTTCGCTACACCTATCGTGAAGAGATGGTAATGGATGCTGTAGAGAACTGCCTTCGTGCTGTAAAGAACTACGATATCGATGCGGCGACTCGAAAAGGTAAACCAAATGCGTTTGGATATTTCACTCAGATCTCTTGGTATGCTTTCCTTCGCCGTATTCAGAAAGAAAAGAAGCAGCAGGATGTTAAATTAAAGTTCTTATCAGAATCCGCAATAGAGGAATTTATGGTCGACCCAGACGAAGACCCTCAAGTTGCAAAAGCAGTTCAATCCTTTGTTGACAATCTTCGTAGAAGGATTGACGACGTCAAAGAAAAAGACGAAAAAATAAAGCAATATAAAAAGACCCTTTCGAACAAAAGAAAAGTTTCTATAGATTCAGACCTTTCAGATTTTCTCGAGGAATAAATGCGCATAGCAATTTTAAACGATACTCATTGTGGTATTCGTAATTCGTCAGACATCTTTATTGATTATCAAGAACGCTTCTATACTGAAGTGTTCTTCCCTTATCTAAAAGAAAACCACATCAAGCATATCATTCATCTTGGTGATTACTATGAACATCGTCGTTTCATCAATTTTAAAGCACTGAATAGCAATCGGAAGGTTTTTCTTGAGAGACTTCGTTCTGATGGAATTACTATGGATATAATCCCAGGTAATCATGACACTTATTACAAAAATACGAATGACCTAAATTCTTTAAAAGAGTTGTTGGGTCATTACATGAACGAAGTTAATATTGTGATGGAACCAAGCGTCCTTGATTATGATGGGTTGAAGATTGGTCTAGTCCCTTGGATTTGTCAAGATAATGAAAAAGAGATAAATGATTTCCTTGTAAACTGTAAAGCAGATGTTATCGGGGGACACTTTGAACTAAACGGGTTTGATATGATTCGCGGAGTTCCTTGTACTCATGGTATGTCTGCTGACAACCTTCGTAGATTTGAGTTGGTGCTTTCAGGGCACTATCATTGTAAGTCTAGTCAAGACAATATTCACTATCTTGGTTCCCAGATGGAATTCTTTTGGAACGATGCAAACGACCCAAAGTATTTCCACATACTCGATACAGAGACAAGAGAACTGATCCCTGTACAAAACCCATTAACTCTTCATGAAAAAATTTATTACGATGATGAAGTTACTGACTATAACAAACTTGAAATTGATCACCTCGATCAAAAATTCGTTAAAGTTGTTGTGATTAATAAAAACGACCCTTTCACGTTTGATAGATTTTTAGATCGTATACAACAGAGAGAAATTTATGATCTAAAAGTACAGGAAGACTTCTCAGAGTTTCTGGGAGAAAATGTTTCTGACGAAGGTTTGGATGTAGAGGATACTAGTGTCTTACTTGGATCTTACATCGATAACGTTGAAACCCTTTTAGATAAAGAACGGATTAAAAAAGAGGTTTCGGACTTAATGACAGAAGCACAATCAATGGAGATTGCGTGAGATTTGTGATCCATGTTGTTGGGTATGTATGGTGTGGACACACTTTAAGGTGCCTACTGCATTTTGAGGCACTTGGATTTAAGACTTTCTTTGTAGATCTAAGCAAAACAAAATTTCAGAAAGACGAAAAATATAAACCGAATTTAAAAATTCCTCAGGTTTATGTTGACGGTGAGTATATTGGCGGATTCGAAGAATTGAGAGAGAGATTTCCACTTTGATAATTTTTAAATCTATACGTTACAAAAACTTTCTTTCTACTGGCGACAATTGGACAGAAATACAATTGAATAATGCTAATCACACGTTGATTGTGGGGCAGAATGGTTCTGGTAAGTCTACAATGCTAGACGCCGTGTCATACGCATTATTTGGAAAACCGCATAGAGGAATAAACAAAGGGCAACTGGTTAATTCTGTAAACCAAAAGGCAATGAGAGTTGAAGTAGATTTCTCTATTGGTAATAAAAAATATAAAGTTGTTAGAGGACTAAAACCAGTAAAGTTTGAGATCTATGCTGATGGGGTTCTTATGAACCAAAACTCACACAACAAAGAGTATCAGAAGATTCTTGAACAGAACATACTTAAACTAAATCATAAAACCTTCCATCAAGTTGTTGTTCTTGGTTCTTCTTCGTTCATACCCTTCATGCAATTGTCTGCATTCAATCGAAGAGAAGTTATCGAAGATTTGCTAGACATTAACGTTTTTTCTAAAATGAATTCTCTTCTAAAAGAAAAGAATGCTACGTTACGAGAGAAAATAAATCAAACGTTACACGGCATTGAAATAAACGAAACCAAAACGGAAGCACAAAAAAAGTACATCCGTGATATATCTAAAATAAAACATGACGAAAAGAAAAAGATTGAAGAACAGATTAAACAGAAGCAGGATTTGATTGACGATCTGCAAAAGGACAATAACGAGAAAAGAAAGTACCTTCAAGAGTTTTCTGATAGTACTGCTGAAAAGCGCAAAAATGCATACTCTTTGGTTTCAGAATTACAGAATTCTAATACTGAAATCCTCACTAAAATAAAAGCATTGGTAAAAGAGACCAAATTCTATGAGAAAAACGAAACGTGCCCGACCTGCGAGCAAGACATCGACGAACAACTCAAGAAGAGTAAACTCGAGCAAGCAAAAGTCTCAGCGTCAGAGTTTCAATCATCTCTTACTGAAATCACAGAGAAACAAGCAGAAGCAACAAAAGAATTAGATCATTGGGTAGAAAAGTCACAAGAACTGGTTGAAGTTAGTCGAAAGATGTTTGATAACGATGAAAACATCGAAAGGATAAAATATGATATTGAAGAACTTGAATGGGACATAAAAGATCTTAGTGACGAGAAGTCAGATCTTGCAAAAGCAAACGACGACTACGATGTTCTGGTGAAAGAATATCATGAATTGATGCAAATGAAAAATAAACAGAATGATCAGGCAGCATACAATACTGTCATATCAGAGATGTTAAAAGATACTGGTATCAAAACCAAGATCATTAAACAATACCTTCCAGTGATCAACAAATTGGTCAACCAGTATTTGTCTATTCTTGACTTCTATGTTCACTTTGACCTAGACGAATCTTTTTCAGAAACAATACGTTCTCGCCACCGTGATTCATTTTCTTACGATTCTTTCTCTGAAGGCGAGAAACAGAGAATAGACTTAGCACTTCTCTTTACTTGGCGTCAAGTTGCCAAGATGAAGAACTCGATCAGCACAAATCTTTTGATACTGGACGAGACCTTCGACTCTTCACTTGACGAAGCAGGTATTGAAAACCTAATGAAGATAATACATACCCTTGGAGATGATACAAACGTCTTTATTATTTCTCATAAGGGTGATATTCTAGATGGCAAGTTTGACGCTAAAATAGAATTCGTCAAAGATAAAAACTTCTCTAAGATCAAGAAATGAAATTAGCAACTTATGTTCCGAATTTTATAGAGAAAGAAGTCGCTGAGAAGCACGCTTCTCGTATGGACGATAATAAGGTGATTTCTAGGACAGACGATACTCAAGTTCCTAATTCTTGGGCATGGTATGGGTTACACTGGGACTTACTCGAAGACTGTTGTGATAAGATGTCTGAAATAACTGGCATAGAATTGGTACCCACATATGATTATTGTAGGATATATAAAAAAGATAATATCCTTCGCCGTCATGCCGATAGACCTTCTTGCGAAGTTTCAGTTACCATAAACCTAAAAAATGTGCAAGTTCCTTGGGAGTTTTTCTGGGAGGGAGGTTCTGTTTTGATGAAACAAGGAGACGCAGTGATTTATCGTGGTTGTGATGTTGAGCATTGGAGAGAAGAGAACCCTGCTGACTTTGTATATCAGTCTTTCCTCCACTATGTTGATGCCAATGGTCCACATGCCTCACACGGGAACGAATACTTGACTAAAAAAAGAAAATAGGTTATAATTGGTGCACAAGTTAAAAAGAAAAAGGTACAACTCTCTTGTAGAGTTGAAGAAAGAAATACAAGATAAAGGAAAAGAAAAGGTTCTTGATTTTAACGGTTATTCATTGGTAACTAACAAGAACAAATACACGATGGTAGATAGTATGATATATGTGAACGGTGTTCTTCATGGAGTTGATTAATATTTCAGGTCGCCAATGGAAGAAATACAAAGGCGATCAAGGTCAAGATGTTTACGTCGCACAGTTTCTTGAATCGGATGATGCTGTTCTTGGTACTTATGCGGACGAAACTTCTTACGACTTGTTAATAGAAGAGGATACAGATTTTTATCTTCCCTCTAACGATATAACCGAAGAAACAAATGATGAAGATCTTATTGCTTTTAAGTTTCGTAAGAATGTCTTCACTCAAGAAGAACAAGATGGTGCTTTTGAGGGTTTGTATGGTGCAGCAGTAGAATCAAATAACCGTGGTCTAGCAGCAGGTCCAAGAGAAGAAACTCAGGGCGGGAGAGATTGGGTGACTATTTACCAATCTAATGTACTTGATTGGTATGCAAAAGGACAACCACCGAGTATCGATGGTTCAGATCCACTCGTTGAATTTGCAAATATAAATAAGGATGAGATTCGCGGTGGTGTTTGGTTACGCACCAAAGTGGAACCAGAGTTCGGAGACTACAAAAATTTCTTCCCTAAACTAGAGGAGAAATTGAAGTCCATGCCTCTTGAAGAGGCAAAAGCATATGCTAAAAAAATTAAAACAGATTTTATTTCAGATACTTCTTATGCCACTGCTATTTGGAGTGGTATCGCTGGGTTCTATGGTCGTTATCCTCGCATACCTTATGGTCGCGCTACAGCGTATACTGATCACCATAGAGAAACGTTTGAAAAGTGCTATCCGTTCGCAAGGAAACTAGAAAAAACTTTCGCAGAATTACTCCCTGTTCGTCATTCTCGTCAAAAGAAATGGGCGGATAAAGTTGACCCAAAGTTTCTGATTGGCGAAGATACTACTTTCACCACAATCACTGTCAATACTACCACCAAAGATCGCAATGCTCGTATGGCATGCCATCGCGATGCTGGTTCTTTGAACGAAGGTTATTCTAACTTGACGGTAATCAGTGATGGCAAGAAAAACTGGAAAGGCGGATACCTCGTTTGCCCTGAAGTTCGTGCTGCTATTAATGTCCGACCTGGTGACCTGTTGCTCGTCGACAACATGCGAGTTATCCACGGTAACACTCCAATCGAAGCACCTGATACTGGTGAAGATGACCTGATGCGCATGTCTCTCGTATTTTATTTCCGTGAGGATATGGCGAAGTTGGGTAGTTGGGAGTATGAGCACCTGCGTCGTGCCTATGTTGACGCTCGCCGCAAGAATGAAGAACACCCACTGTGGCGTCCATATTGGAATGGTGTATCGCCTTCCATGTGGGACGAACAAGAGTGGTATGATTGGTTGACTGTTGAAGGCGGCGAGTCGATGGTTCGTCAGTATCATCCTAAAGCATTTGAAGTTGCTGGTTCATTAGAGGATTTCTTTTAATGTGCGGAGTGATTGGTGTATACCTCACTGATGTTACTCCTGCTGATTGCGGATTAGTTAGTAACCTTTTCTTAGAATCAATGATTCGCGGGAAACATGCCACTGGCGTCACCTTTTTCAAAGACGGTAAATTCAATACAATTAAAGAACCAACTTCCTCTTACCTTTTCCTTGGCAGACATACTACGGTTGAAGATTGGGTTGACGGAGATACTCTATTGTGTATAGGGCATACTCGATACTCTACTTCGGATCTACGTTACAATCAACCGTTTCAAGGCAAAGAAATTTCTATCGCACACAACGGAGTTATCTCTCAAGACCCAGACATTTGGGAATACGAAACAGAGACTTTAAATGATTCTGAATTGATACTTCGATGTATTGAGGCAGGTGATACTCCTCTTGAGGTTTACAAACATCGAAGTATGGCATGCGTCGCTATAGAAGATGGAGTTCTACATGGTTGGAGAAATCA